TACTTTTTGAGTTCGACGGCGTGCGCAGGGATCTTGCGCCGAGCCGAGAAGCGGGGGAAAAAGTTGCCCCCTGCGTTACAAACGGCCCTCCTTTCAGTCGCACAGGCAACGAGCGAGTAGAGTGCGAAGCGATAGTACCGGTTGGCAACGTACAAGGCGGGGACGTGACGACCTTGTCTTCACGCGAGTACAAGGGCTTGAGTTGTGGCAGGGACGGCATGACATCTGCTGCTGTCATACACGCAGTAGCACAAGGTAGGAATAATGAGGGAGAGAACGTTTTGGTGCAATCAATGCAAGTCCGCAGATTAACACCTGTTGAGTGCGAACGCTTGCAAGGCTTTCCTGACACTTATACAGACATACAGCCCAACGGCAAGCAAACACCAGATGGACCGCGATATAAGGCACTGGGTAACAGCATGGCAGTTCCAGTTATGAAATGGATTGGACAACGGATAAAGGAATTAACATGAAAAAGAAACTACCAGACCCAAAGTTAGTATCCCGTAAAGAGTACAAGTACGACAGAGCCATGCTAGAGGCGATTAAGCGCATGGAGAATCACCCCAAGCCAATCGCAATTTCAAGCAATGTAAAACAAGTCTTTTTAGGAGGCGACAGATGAAAGACGTATTTGTAAACATCCGCATGACTGCTGACATGAAGGCTCAGATTGCCGCCTTAGCCGTGTCTGAGCATCGGTCACTGTCAGGACAAATAGCACTCATGCTACAGAGCAGGTTAGCCAGCGTACCAAATGATGTACGTACACGCCCCAAAGTGACGGTAAACACCGATTTACCTAAAAGCGTTTTTGAGGGAGATAGAGATGAGCATTAAAGCCATGAAGCAAGCCTTAAATGCGCTTAGGAATACCTGGGTTCCTGATGTGCAGGAAGTTAAAGCCATAGACGCTTTAAGAGAAGCAATTAGGGAGTATGAAGTTGAGCGCGAATGGGTCGGGCTAACAGACGACGAGATAGCGTTTATCTACTGCGACCCTGATTCCTATGCTAGCTGCCACGTCTTTGCACGTGCTATCGAAGCCAAACTTAAGGAGAAAAACACATGACTGAAGAAAACGAGTACGCCGAACTGGGGAAGCTCTATACCAAGAATCTGGCCGCTGCTATGCGCAAAACCTTGGACGATGCTTGCAACAAATTTCCTGCGTACAAGGAGATGACCCCACCCGAGCAGGAGTTCATTAAAGTGATGGTGGCGGCAAATCTAGGCGGGCACTACGGTGGCTTTAACAACAAGGAGAAGAACAAATGACAAGCGATGAAATAATTAAATTGGTTCAAGACAACGGACTGACCTTGCATGGGGACATTGAACACTTTGCCGCCCTTGTCAGGGACGATGTCTTCAACAAGCACACTCATTTGTGGCTCACGCGCATCAAAGGGGCAGTGTTGGCAGAGCGTGAGGCATGTGCAAAGGTGTGTGATGACATTGACGCCGAATACGGCGGCGAGGATGTGCTGGCGACTTGGTGTGCAAAAGCCATCCGTGCAAGGGATGCACAAGAAGTTAAATTTCGTGAAATGTTTTGCGATACTTCGGAAATTAAATAATGAAAAACCCACAAGCAGAAAGCCACGAGGCTGGTGAAAAGCTATCACTAATTCAAATTAAGTTATATACCGAGGTGTTAAATGGATAAAACTTGTTCAAACTGCAAGCATTGGTGTTACGCCGGAGGTGAAGAAGGCCGCTGTAGACGATACCCGCCCGTAATACTTCATAATTTAATCAATAAAGGATGTATGTTTGAATCAGAATTGCTTCATATGTGTACTCAGCCAGTTTCAGTAGATACAGATATGTGTGGCGAATGGTGTTATGACTTTGATGGCGATAACGGTTATCCGTTTGACTCAAGTCCGTTTGACCGAACAATGTAAGGTACATACAGATGACGCTTACTCTTAGAACCACCAAGCACCTCCGAGAACAGGGCTATATGGTCGCCACTGTTGAGACGTACAACTATTTTACAAAACGCAAGCACGACTTGTTTGGTTGCATTGATCTTTTGGCTATCGGCAACGGTGAGACCTTAGCTATCCAAGTTACCAGTAAGTCAAATATGTCTGCCAGGATACACAAGATTGAGGACAGCGAGGCATTGCCTGAGATGTTGCGATCTAACTGGCGTGTGCTTGTACATGGCTGGTTTCGAAAACCAAATGGTCGTTATGATTTAAAGGAGTTTGAATTTTGACAATTAGGGAAAACACCTATACACAAAAGCAACACAAACGGACACAATGTAGTTTCTAACTAAGGAGAAACAAATGTACGACAACACAATATACGCCATCGGCGCAGCGGTAACAGTAGCCTTCGTAACCTTCGTGGCCATGGGATGGATCGTATTATGAATATTGAACACATCTGCCAAACAATGTCGGCCTTAGCAGGTTCTGATAGCTTCCCACAGGATGACCGAGAGTGGTGGGTTGCTTACTTTTGCGACCCAGTGCTAGTAGAACGCCTAATCGTGCATATCGCTCAGTCTTATCTCTCTACAGACGAAGATATGTGCAAATTACTAGACATGGTCGAAGGCCATATACAGCGTGTTAAGGAGCGTGAAAATGAGTGTGTATAAGAAACTAGAGGCTATCCAAAAGTCCCTGAAAGCACCCAAAAGTCAGATGAACAAGTTTGGTGGCTACCGTTATCGTTCTTGCGAGGATATTCTGGAAGCCGTTAAACCTCTGCTAGACGGTGCGGTAGTTACACTAAGCGATACTATCCGAGAAGTTGGTGGCCGTGTTTATGTGGAGGCTGAGGCTACTTTTGTTGACGGTGAAAACAGTGTCACTGTTACCGCATACGCTCGTGAAGCAGAAACCAAAAAAGGTATGGATGAATCGCAGATCACTGGTGCGGCTAGTAGCTATGCAAGAAAGTATGCGCTGAACGGTTTGTTCTTGATCGACGACACCAAGGATGCTGATGCGACCAACGTAGGAGAGCCACAGGACGTTTCTGTGGCGATTAAGGGTGTTATGTCGGCCGAGTCGCTAGATGCGCTTAAAGCCCAGTTTACAGCCGCCTACGCTATGTTTAAAAGTGATAAAGACGCATTAGCCAAGATTAATGCGGCTAAAGACGCTCGGAAGAAGGAGTTGACCGATGTTTGAGCAAGGATCGGATGAATGGTTTGCCGCCAGAGCAGGGAAGGTGACAGCTTCCCGTGTTGCTGATGTTCTATCTAAAGGCAAGGACGGGGAGTCAGCTAGCCGCAAGAACTACAAAGCAGATTTAGTAGTAGAACGCCTGACCAAACAAAAGACAGCAGGGTTTAGTAACGCAGCTATGCAATGGGGTGTAGACACAGAACCTCAAGCCAGAGCCGTATACGAGGTTAGGACGGGTGATTTTGTTGAGCAGATAGCGTTTGTAGACCACCCTGCCATTGTTAATTTTGGGTGTAGTCCAGACGGTTTGGTAGGTGAAGTTGGGTTGATAGAAATAAAGTGTCCCAACACGGCTACTCATTTAGAGTACTTGGAAGCAGACGCACCGCCCAAGAAGTACTTTATCCAGATGCAAGCACAGATGGCTGTGACTGGGCGCAAGTGGTGCGATTTTGTATCGTTTGACCCTAGACTACCGGATGGTCTTGAATTGTTAATTGTTAGGGTAAACCGCGATGACAAGTACATCGAGATAATGGAAACTGAGGTTAGTAAGTTTTTGCAAGAAATAGACAATAAAGTCGAATCGTTAACGAAAAGGAATGACAAATGAGCGTTAAGTACGAAGTGATCGCAAGCACCGGAACCTACACAAACAAGCAGGGTGAGGAAAAGAAACGGTGGCTAAAGTGTGGGGTTGTGATGGAGACCAAGAACGGTGGGTTGGCAATGAAGCTAGAAGCTGTGCCAGTTGGTTCAGACGGTTGGTTTACGCTGACAGAGCCAAAAGAGTACGAGCCTAAATCATCGCCTAGAAATGTGGCTGATATAGATTCTGACGTGCCTTTCTGATGCCAGCGAACGAAAAACAGGTTGGTGGCAACCACTACCAATCGGCTATCCAGACGTGGGACTACATACTGTCCCATGATCTGGGGTTCCTGGAGGGCAATGTTATTAAGTACATTACCCGCCACAGCAAGAAAAACGGGATGCAGGACTTAGAAAAAGCACTGCATTATCTCAACAAACTTATAGAAGTGGAAAATGATCGACTACAGCACCCACACGATAGAACTGAACAGATTGCTAAAGATGTTCCAGAAGCAATGCCTCAAGAACGACCCAGCGGCCTTAGAAACGTGCTTGAAAATTCAGGCAGAAGCCAAGTTGCTCACGAATTCAGTACGGGCTACCGACCAACCTGCCTTAGCGACGTGATCTGATGCACGACCACATAGACGGACACATTAAGTTAATCAACGCGATTGTTGCGCTTGCAGTGCTAGACACGACCCGACAATGCAAGCACAAGCTAGACACGACCCGACAATGCAAGCACAAGCTAGACACCGAGGCACAAACAGCGTTTAGGTTTTTGTTTAGCGACGATGTGGATGTTTACCTTGAATTGATTGACATAAACCCTGACCACTTTAAGCGCAAACTAAAGGAATCTATGTATAACAACAGTACAGCCTTTACAGACACCCAGAAACGAGCGTTCAAAATGAACTTTGTAAAATGGGAAAATTACAGCAAAGTTGCCCGCCTTAGCCTTGCTACCACAGAGTAACGATAATGCAACGTACAATACTTCGCCTCACCGCAGACAGGTCTCGTGTCATCGAAATGATATCACAAGCGCCAGATGGCTACGTGGTGGAGATCAGGCAGACATCTCGGACGCTTGAGCAAAATGCGCTTTACTGGACGACTGTGCATGAGATAGCGGAATCTATGCGTATAGATGGCAAAGCGTTTACACCACAAGTGTGGCACGTTTACTTTAAGCAGCGGTTCCTGCCAGGCAAGATTATTGAGCTACCAAACGGGCAACTGATGGAGTCAGACCCTAGCACCACCGATCTTACAAAAGAAGAATTTACAGACTTTATCAACAGTGTGTTACTTTTCAAGGACGAAAACCAATGAGAACAATCTTAGCCCTAGTGTTGACTATGTCGTTTACGGCAGCACACGCCGCCTGCACCACCCAGATATTTATGGTTGGTGGTAAGACAACCATCTGCAATACCTGCTGTAATGGCACATCTTGCACAACGATCTGCAACTAATATGGATACCAGACAGTTAATCCTAAAGTATATTGAACATGAGGGTGCTTGTCATGTACGAGATATTGCACAAGAGTTTTCGGTGGACAAGTCTCGCATCACCTACCACCTCAAGATACTAAAATACGAAGGCAGGATACACATATCCACATGGAAGCCAGACAGCGGAGGTACACCACGAGCTTTATGGTCGCTAGGCAATGAGCCTGATGCCCCAAGACCTAACGCCAAGCCAACGCGACACAAACGTGGCAAAGTTTCAACTATCATCAAAATTCAACCGGACATAGCGTCATCATGGCTACAACAACAACCCTACCAGGTGGTCAGGAGGTACATACGGATTCAGAGGAGTGGAGGGCTTGGTGTGAGGCAAAACACGTCTGCAAGCTACCGGACAGAGACAGCAGACAGCGGTACATAAAAACCATCCGTAGGGTTCGTGGTGATCGGGCAGCGGATGATCTACAGGAGAATGTTCGTGTCGTATGGAACTTACAGAAATCGTAAATTGCTAGATATGATAAGAGAATCGCCTGAGTGTATGCACTGCGGTAAGTACAACGATGGAACTGTAGTTGCCGCACATAGTAACCAGTTACGGGACGGAAAAGGCAGGAGCATAAAGGCGCATGACTACCGTGTGGCAGCGATGTGTAATACTTGCCACATGGAGTTAGACCAAGGCAAGAACCTGAATAAAGCAGAGCGTGTGGAAATGTGGGAAGAGGCGCACCGCAAGACCATAGGGTGGCTATTTGAGTCTGAAAGGATAAAGATATGACATTACGAGATCGTCTGGTTAACTGGTCATTTGCGATGCAAGGCTACACTGGGCCAGAAGTCCCTAGTGTGTGTGCCAGCGCAGAAAGGCACTACCTGTCTGAAGCTGGAACAGTATGGGATGACGCAGAACCGGACGAAATCAAGCCAGACACACTAGACGCTGACATTGTAGAGAAAGAAGTTTGCGCCTTAAATGCAATGTTACGTGCGGTTGTCAAAGCAAAGTACATTGCATACTTGTACGAAAACGACTATTACTGCGCCCATAGGCTCAGAATGAAACCAAATAAATTCAAGGAGAGATTGGATGAAGCACACAAAAAACTTAGCAAAGCACTTGGACAATGAGTTTATTTACACCAAGGCAGGTACTTGCATTACAACACGGTGGCGCACACTCGGGTGGGTCCCAGCTAGTGAAGTTCCTGAGATACAAGAGAAATGGGCAATGTACCAAAATATGCCCATCAGGACATTGGATTCAGGTTTCTGATAGTTTGACGTTTATACAGGTCAGGTCAAAAGCAATGACAGTGGGGTCATCTATAAGCTGTCTGCTTGCGGCCTGTGCCATTTCTATACAACCTTCTTTTGTGTACGCAGGTGGCGAGTCAACAAAAAAACATTTATCGGCTAGGCACAAATAAACAACTGCTATCCACATATCATCACCTCACAAGTTGATCCTCACAGACTGCGTTAAATACGTCAATAAACCTTGCGCCGCTTTCTAGCGTCTCTGGCGTGTCTTCGGTTGAGTAGGTAGGCAAGTCCCTATCTAGCTCTCTACAGACCGTCCGAAAGGTCTCTGATGCGCTTGGCACGGCGCAAGCGCTCAACAGCAGGCAGGTTATCACCGTCAGCCCTACGCGCCCTATCCGCCAAGTCTTCAATCTTTCGTGCTTTCGCATGGTCAGCCCTCTCAATCTTTAACTTTGCATCAGTCGCACCACTGCTTCGCCCGTACAAATAAACGCCAAATAGCGCAGTTAATCCTGCACCAAATGCAAAGATATACGCTTTGAACTTTAGCCAAATTGCCATTGCCCTGTCCTCATTTGTTCCGCCAGTCGGTTGGCTCGGTTGGGTGTTTGTCTTGCCCAGAGGCTTTTCATCATGTTAACTGATGCGTTCTCGAATTCGCCCATCTCGATGTAAGCCAACGTCGATTTGAACTTAAGCAGACCAGCGATGCCAAGCTGAAATGACATATTTAACAGCACCGCTTTACGCGCATCGTCGAGCAGAGCAAAGAAATCAATCGTATTTTCTAGCACGTTCAATCGAGCGTTGACATCATTTTTCAGCAGGTAAAGTGCTTCCTCTTCGCTGATGCCACCGTTCTTGCGACGGTCAACCAGCCGCCCATAGCCGATAGTGGAATACCCTAAGCTGTCATCGTAGACGTGTAAGACAAGCCCTTCGTCCTCTTTAATCTGGTCTGTCGCTTTAGCTATCCAGCTTACTTTGCTTGATGACACGGGCGACTGGACTGGCGAGGACGCAGACGATGCCGATGACCTTGAAGAGTCCGTCTGGGACTGTGGTGGTGATTTCTGCGGGAAGAGCAGAGACAATAGTCGAGACAGCATGGGGAAACGCCTCTAGGAAAGTTAATAAAGCACCGCCGATAATAGATAACCTGACTGACCACCACTTCGACCAGTCGCGGGAATCATCTACGAGTTTCATACTTCAGCCCCGCGAAAGTAAGCCTTGCCGCCGACAACATAGCAAAACTCAGGGTAAAGTAAAACGCCGTCTTTAATTGTCAGCACAGCAAAGCCAGATGCGTGATTCTTTGGGTTGTCCTCACCATACGACATGTGCTCACCATCAACCTCTCCTAGCGTTCCAGTATCTACGCCAAATCTAGAGCCGACATAATCAGACCAGATGGTTGTTTGCAATCGGTGCAAGTGTCCTGTAACAATACTAATACCCGCTTTTACAGCATTGTTGTACGTGGCGTGAATTCCAGAAGCATACCGATGCTTAATCATTATCTTGTCGTTAACCATTACGCTAAGAACGTGCGTCCAAGCAGGGAAATGATCTTTAAGCGCAAAACCCTGAACGCCTTCATATTGTGGCGCTGCCTGACAAAGCCTCGCCTCATATCTAGTGTCGTGATTACCAAGCGTCCAGATGCGTAAAGCGTTACCAGCCACCTTGTCGATCTCGTCTAATCGCTCTGCCACTGCCTCGAGTTCTTCTTTAACCGTTGGTGGTCTGACTGCTTGCCAGTTCATCTGCGGGTATCTTGAGACTGTAGCACCGTCGAACACGTCGCCGTTCATAACGACGATGTCGGGCTTGTGTTTATTAATAAGTCGCACGAACGCTTTATGCGCTACTGATGGTTCGCCAGGATGATAATGGCAGTCCGAGGCCACAAATATTATACCGTTGTATAACTTTGCGTCGGCTCTGGCCATCGAGTGTCGGTAGTAAAACGCTCGGTTTTCAACTTTGCCGGAGTGAACATCGGCACTTAATACAATGCCACCGCTAGCCTCAAGGGTTGCACGTCGCCGCATTACTTGGCGAATCCCCATGCCGCTAGCCTCTGCTACTTTTTGACCGCTCGCGTATTTTTGCCAGAGTGCAATAAATTGTTCGTCGCTAAGTTTTGGAGCTGCCATGTGCTACCTCTTAATATCACCCAAAATGGTGATCTTGGTTATCATGCCACGTGGAATGGCAATGATATTTGCACAGTCTTGGGGGAACCAAGTTTGTGCCAGAAGAATTCCTTTTTTGCGTTTCTCAATTAAGAATCCAACTGAGTACACAGGCTCAAAATCTACTTGGATTTCTTCGCCGAACTGCCACCCACTCGGTGCATGGCAAGCGTCTATCCACTGTACCAGCACGAGTTTGGGTGATTTCATTTAGTCCACCGTTCCCAGACTATTGTTGTCGCCACGCCTACTGCTGTGACAAGCCCTGCGATTTTTAATATCGTGCCTGAGAATTTGGCAATCCAATTAAGTGCGATAAATGCACCCTTGGCGTTTTCAAAAGCAGCCACGACTTCCTGAGTGTTGCCGTCAATCTTATCTACCTTTGACTCGACGGCAACTAGGCGATCATATATATCTTTGTGGCTAACTTCATCCATTGTCACACCTTAATGGGTTAGTAGGTTGATTTATAACATAAGGTTAGTTTAACTTCCGAGTAACCTTTGCTGGTTAGAAATCATTTCGGCTGTAGAGGCATTGGCTTGTACCATCTCATTTCTAAAGCTCTCTACTGCCGCACCTGTCTGTCGCTGTTGCTGACTATTCTCAATCGTAAGGATAGGCATCCAAGCGATAGCACAACCCCACTCGTCTATCTCTTTACCAGTGTTAGGGTTGTTGCCACGTAGCTGTGTAAACCAAGCACACTTTGTTTGGATACAGTCTTTCTTTATCAGCGGGCAGAATGTGCCAGGTTCTATTTTCATGTCTTGGAGCAGATAATAAGGTCAACGTATTGGACGGCTAAGTCTATTGAGTGATTGTGTGAATCACCACTTCCTGTGCCACCAGTGGAGCCTGAAACACTAAATGAGTGGGCATGGTTCCCTACAGCGTTAATCGTAATACCTGTCGTTCTAGACGGGATATTAAACGTAATATTGGTATTGAGATTGACATCGCCACCTCCTAAATTGCCATTCGCTCCAGGAGAAATTGCCGCAGCTTGCGAATATGCGTGGTTGTGGCCAGGGTCACTAACTCCGTGACTGTGGCTTCCAGCATCACCTGTATTGCCGCTACCGCTAAACGTATGCGTGTGGCTAGGAATTTGAGCCGTTGTCAGCGTTGTGCCGCCCACGTTTTGACTACCAAATGCCGTAGTAAAGTTAATAGATCCACCCGTACCCGCAGTTCCAGTAACAACACGCAAAGCCTTGTTATCGTGCGTGGTGTCTTTTGTCCAGCCTGTAGGTGCTGTAGTCTGCTGAAACAACATCTTAGTGCCGCTAGGAAAAGCATCAATAGCCCTGCCAGCAAGCGTAGCCGCACCCGTTAATGTTGTCGTTCCAGTAACGGATAGATTGCCACCAACGGAAACGTTGTCGCTAGCTAGACCTGCTTGGAAGTCCTTTAGCTGTGCCATCAACTCCCGCATGGCATTGTTTACGAGACCAGGAGCCATACCTTCGGCTAAGTTAATACCGTCAATATCGGTGTTGTTCACCGGATTGGAGTCGAACTCCGAGATTTTTGTCTTTGCCATTATCGTCCTTTATTGAGAAGCGTTTAACCCAAACGTTGCGCCGTAGCCCATCTGAGCCGCCTTTTGTGCAAGAGACATCCCTGTCTGGTTAAGGTTTTGTGCTGTTGCTTTCTTCATAAGTTGAGCAGCTAACTTAGGGTCTAGCATGGCATCAACTAATAGTTGCCGTACAGCGTCCTCGCCGCCCGAATACAGCCAGCTAATAGGTCTAGCAAGGTTGGTGACAATTTGAGAAGTCAATCCGCTTGGGTTTGCCGATACGTTACCTAGCAGGTTTGCCACTGTCAGGTTTTTGAATGTGTCTGAGCCTGCTGGTTTAATACCAGGCAAGTTAACCATAGCACCCTCATCTAACTCTGCCGCTACTTTCTTTAACACGCTCATCTGTGTTTTAGACAAAGGGTTACGTGGGTCTTTAGAGACCTGATCCACCAACTTACCGAACCTTACTGGGGTAAATGTTCTAAAACCTGTTGTCGGGTCAACAGTGCCGCCAGAGGCTTTTGTGGATATATTTTCAATAGTCTTAATTTGATTGATAGGCTGTGACATCGTGCGATACATTCTCATGTACTCAGCGTAGCCAGGCGCACCAGATTCAATAATGTTATCTAGTGCGTTACGAACCTCAATCAATTGCGCACTTGCCGCCTTTCGTGTGTTCTCTGCCCGTGACCCTGCTACATTACCTTCGATAATGTCGTTAATGTCTTTGCGGATAGAATACAAACGCTCAGGGTCAGCGAATCCCGTTTGACCAGCTTCGGCATTAATACGAGACTTGATGCCAGATAACTGGTCTCGCACTAGCTCTCTTGCCCCTACTGGCGAGCTAAGTATGTTGTCTATGCGATCAATAACCAAGGTTGGTTTTACAGCGGTTTTGCCTTCAAAAGACTGAGTTCTGATGGGTGCTGTAATTTCGTCCCGTTTGGCTATGGCACTTCCCAACACTTTATCAGCGGTAAACTTTTCCATCAGAAGGTTTCTTGCAGCGTTGTTCTGTGCAAGACGCTGGGCATAGTTACCAGAGGCTTCAGGAACTTGCGACAGTGTTCGCTCAAGCGACGCTAAACCATAGTCCTGAGATGCCCCTGCCATTGTTGGCTGGCTACCAGTAACAGACGGTTGCGTAGACTGCATACGACGGATAGCTTCCATTGGGTCGGTGGCTTGGTTAGCCAACAGCCTTCCAGCCATTTGTTGCTGACCGCCTTGAGTAAACGGCTGTGCCAATGCTCTAGCACCACGAGCCGCTGTTCCTGTAGCACCCATAGATGCTGGGGCAAACAAGCCTGCACCTAAACCTGCCGCCATTTGTGCGCCTTGGCCACCACCGCCTTCCCGTACCGATCCAGCCCCTGCACCCGCCGCACCAGCAGCCGTTGTTTGTAAACCCAAACGCTGCAACAGTGGGCTAATCATATCCATAGCTTGTGGTGCTAACTTACTTGCGCCACGAGCGATAGCAGGAACAGCCCCAACACCAGACATACCTGCCACCACGTCTTGTGACACCCTTTCTGTTGGGGTTCTTGGCTGAGGCACACCCGCCATGTTCATTAAGTTTTGCAAGGATTCGCTTGCTGGTGGGATATTAGAGCCAGTAATCATGTTGATTAACTGGTTTAACGGATCGCCTAGCATTGTCGCTGGAGATGCCGCACCAGTCACCGCACCCCTTGCTGTCAAACCGACTTGCCTTACTGCCTCGGATGCGTAGCCACCAAAATCTGGTGTAACAACACCGCCTTCCATTGTGGTCGGCAATCCCTCTGGCATTTGTTGCTCTAAAAAAGACAAACCAGCATCAGATAACTTTCTAAAATCACCCGATTCAATTGCTAACAAATCATCGTCTGAAAGTTGTGATAAATCCATTATTGACCACCCCTTTGTCTGCGTTCACGCTCTGCTCTGGCTTGTGCGGCTAAACCACCAGATGGCTGTGCGGATTGTGTTGGTTGCGCACTTACTGCCGTTCCTGCCGCGCGACGCATCGCCTCAGTAGCCGTTTGTCTTGCGCGTTGTTTCTGTGCAATCACAGCCGAAGTGTCGCCTGGCTGTGGGAAGTAAGTATTGTATTCTGAGCGCATTTCGTCATCAGAAATAACAGCACCCGATTCTTTGCGTAACTTAGATCGAATCCAGTCGTCAGCCGCTTGTTGGTATTGTTGTTGCTCTGGTGACATAGACAATCGCCGAGCAACATCCCCTACAAATGGAACGCTTCCCGCTATTGCCGCGCCGTAACTAGGATACTGACCCGCCGCTTCTAGTGGAGCCAGAATTGTATTGGCGTTATTCATCCTCTCAAAGTAACCACTAGCTGTTAATTGGGTATCGGTTGGTGGCTTGACAGATGGTCGAGGGTCTACTTCATTAGCTAAATCGTTTAATCGTTTTGCCTCTGCCGAGTTGGTTGGTGCAATTACCCTTGCCTGATCACGATAAATTGCCGCCGTTTCTTCTGGTGTGGCGTTTTGAGGAATAACAAAAGGAGCAGCCTGAGCTTGTTCGCCAAACCCATCAACACGAGTTACCGTGCCTGTGCGAGGATTAAATACAGTACCAGTTTTAGCGTCAAACTGTAGGTTCACATCCGACGATGGATTAAATCCATCAACAGTGGTAACTTGACCTGTGCGAGGATTAAATACAGTACCCGTCTTAGCGTCAAATTGTAAGTTAACCGATGGTGCTGTGGGTTGCTTAGCGGCGTTCAGGGCTGTCATTACCTGACCAACACGCTCTGGGTTTATTAAAGCTAACTTTTGAAGCCCGTTGTAATCAATTTTACCGCCTTGAAACACTTTAGTTAAAGCTATATTAAAAGCATCATCCGCTTCTTTTTCCCTAAGCACTTCATTTAGTTCCATGCCTCGCAAACCTTGTTGCTCTGCCTGATCCATAGCTCCGCCATAGGCTTGCACACCAGCCATACCAGCCTGCCCCAATATCTGACCAGCAGACGTTGGCATTAGGCTTGGCCCACTAGCCATCAGACCTTGTAAACCAGCCATTAGCAAAGAGCTGTTTAACGCATTTTGCTTGGTTGATGCAAATTCATCATCACCCAAAAGTCCTCTTAGGTATTCGTTAGCCATATGACCTCACAATAAAGATATTCTACGACGAGAAGGCATCATTTGACGCTCTTCTAATAAAGACCGAGCTGGCTGGTATTGACCTTGGCTCACGGGTCTAGGTTTTAGCGGGGCTTGTTGGGGCTGACCCCCGCCCATGCCCTGCATACCCATTAATTTTCTCATATCGCCTGCGCTTGGCATACCGCCGCCTAGTGCGCTAAATGTCGTACTAGGCTCACGCATAAGGTGTTGCATACCAGCCGCAAAGGGGTTGCTACTGTAGGACATACCGCTTAACGCAGCCTGTTCCATAACGTCACCCAACACGCCGCTAGTGCCGCTTTCTAACGCCGCCGCACCTACCGTTTGTGCCGCCGTATCACCCGCTAAACCAGCCAACGGAGCCACTGCTGTGTTAGCACCAGCCGATGCCGCAGACCCAACAGTGCTAAGACCAGCCGACAGTCCACCACCAGCCGCACCAGTCAGCCCACCCATCAGCGCACCCTGTAGCGGATCACCGCCACGGATTGCAGATGTAGCACCGCCGACACCTGCACCGAGTGCCGCACCAATCAATAAAGGTTCCATTCCACTCATGTCATCACCCTAAAAGTCCGCCGCCAATTGCGCCAAGAGCCGCACCAGGTGCGCCCCCTAAACCGTAGCCAGCCAGGCCACCACTAATAGCCGACCCTGCTTGGTTTCGATAGATTGGCTGTGATGTCACCGAACCTTGTGGCGAGCCAAATGCTGCCGAAAGGAACGACTGTAACGAGTTCTGAGGGGCTTGTTGTGCAAAGTTAAACCGATTCATTGAGTCGCCTAGTGCCATTTCCTGATAACCCTCTTGCATCTGTCCTAAGTCAATCATGCGTTGTATGTCAGCATAGTCCTGAGCAGCCATATCAGGCGACGCAAGCGATGCTTTTAGCTGCCGATCGTAATCAGATGCCGCAGTCTGTGCCATGTCACCAGCCGCCACCAATTGTGTCTGCAACCCTCGGTTGTAGATGTTGCCAACGTTCTGGATAGCCTGCTCTTGGAAGTCGCGCTCTTGTCCGTAGTTGCCGTATGCCAATTTACCTGCCGTATCTGTCAATGATTGGGCAAACTGACCAGATGATCTATCTTGCAGTTGCCCCATCGCGCCAGAACCATAACGCCCTGATTGAGACGCTCGTGAGCCGATACCCTGCATACTTTGCTCAAATACATCCTGAGCCGCCCTAGCCGCTGGTTGGAAAGCACCCTGAAAGAATGGGTTGCCACCCAAATACCCACCTTGTGCAGTCTGCTGAGTCATCCCCATCGCTGGGTTAGAGCCTGCTCGCCCGTACACATTAGCAAAACCACCTAATGCTGGGTTGGTTGCCGATTGTAGAGCGCCTACTGTTTGCTGCGCTCCTTGTGTTAGTGGGCTACCTGCCATCGCTCTTTGCTGAGCGGCCTGCATACCCGTTTGGGTCATCTGCGATGGGCTAATATAGGTTTGTCCCGAGTAAAACTCCATCGGCCCTGCGTTATATTGCCGCTGAGATTCATTTAAACCATACTCAACAAATGGACGAACCACTGGGTCTAACTCTGTGCGGACTGTTTGAGTACCGCCGCTTCCACCACCAGCCATTTATAGCTCCTTCGCCCAACTACGGGGCTTAAATCCAAGTTCTTTAGCAACCCTGCTCCATGCAGGTCGCCACGAATCAAAAGTAATGCGTGTGCATTGTGTCTTTGCTATCTTTTCTAATTCTGTAAACCACCACTGTAGTTTTCCATGTGAATTTCCAAAAGCGCACCAAATGTGGAAATCGTTGCCGTTAACATACCCGACCACAAACCCCAACGCTTGGTCGTTCTCAACAGCCAACCACAAATTAGCACGATTAGACACAAGCGATGCATATACATCTTCTGGTATCCAATCTTCTTTGGTTTTGCGTAAAATATGTTCAAGTCCTTTTTTTACAAAAGGCCAATTAACTCTCACATCTTTAGGTTGTACGTATGTGAACATTAACCCACCACAATATAATCGTATATTTTATCTGTTGAAACATTACCTGTATGCAATATGGTTGCTGAGCCATATGCTTGAGCTGATATATAAACTCCCGTTGCTCCAGCAGAATCCGCTGTTTTCGGTATTAACACAATTTTACTGCTTGGGCTTATACGCTCATCTGTCAAAGTTGTTGTGGCCCCAGTTGCTAACGTAACCGAACCGGTGTTGTTTGTTTTTCCGTTTAAGGTGTTATTAACAATTTCTGACACATCCCTAGCGGTTCCACCCTGTGGTGGGAGTCCCCTAAACATTATCTGCCACTCACTGGTTGAACTTCAATATCCACCGCCATAGCTGTTGTCCAGTTGCCCGTAGGTTTTACCCTGAGCCTGTGATACCTGCCAATAGACCTAAGAGGGACACGGTTCTCAGATGACGCAGAGTTATCTGAGCTAAAGTTAACCCCCCCATCTAACCGAAATCTACTAGCAACCGCTATATCAGCAGACCCACCCTCAATTTGTGGAAAAGCCATCTTGGTAATAGACTGCATTCCTTCCTCGAAATCGCCCGTTACTAACTGAGGCAACATAGGCGTACCAGCAAATAAGATAATTTGAGCGTCCCTAACTCCTGCAAACAACGATTTACCACCCGCCCACAGCCGAGAATCTAACGAGGCTGGAACACCCTCTAGGCTGGTGTAAATATCTAACTGTTCAAGCGTAGTCCCTACGGTAGAAACGTTACACACAAAATGCGCCGTTGTAATTCCATAGCTCCATTTACCTGTTTGCCAGTTGTACATTAAAATAGTCTGCTCTGCGTTTGTGTTCGGGTAACACCAAGCCACTATGTTGCGAGTGGGGTCAATCGATGTGGACATCTGATCTAACTTACCCTCGTCTACGTCGTCAAAGAACCAGCGGTCTACCTTCTCTGCGCCGATTGGTGTAATGGTATTTCCGTCGCATACATAAAAGCCATCAGCGGACAAAAAGAAAGTTCTGGCTCCATACTGCACAATGCTGTTGGGTTCATAACAACCCAGATTGCGTGAAATGGCATCAAACTGAAAGAACAGAGGGCTGCCAATGTACGACATGCGATAAGTAGATGAATCCAATAATACTAAGCCAAACTCGCCCCCTGTAACTCCATGTATGTTGCCACCGTCTGGTATGTCTTGGAAATCTGATTGAGAAGTTGTACCAGGAGTCCAATCGGTTTCATCGTTGATGTCTGACCAGTAAATTCTGTTCGGGTAACTAGAGTTGTTTGCTGCCACCACAAAGTCGCGCACAACCGTCACGAATCTTGCAACAGGGGCGGACGCTGATAAGTCTGCCCATGCCGTTGAAGTGCCGATAGTCCAGCCTTGTAGATCGTCGTTTCCGTTAGCAGCCACCAAAACTTTACCGAATTGCGTAAAGTTCCACCGAGAAACACCCGTGTATCCGCCAGCCTTAGACACGTCGTCTAAATCTAGATCGTTCGGGTCAAACTTAAGCAGTTTAGAATCCCCGCCAGCAAACAATTGAACGGTGTCTCCAAACTTACCCACAACAGCCGTTAATAAGTCCTCGGACGCACTGTTTGAAAACACTTCTACCGATGGCAGTGGCCCGTAACCGTTCAGCACTGGGACAACATTTTTTGCATCTGTCAGTGCCCCCGTTAATCCTGGCTGGTCTGGTAACCACTCGCCTAGTACTAGCCTCTTTGTAGCCATATGTTTGTCCCTTCAGGCACGACTGTCCAGTTTTCGCCGATCAACTCAGCATTGATCTCATAAACTGCCAAACCATTGACGCTGGCAGACGTAACAAATGTGACTTGAGTATCTAGGTTAACAGTAGCCAATGCATTCATATCCGACACAGCCGAATATATAGCAATTGGGCTAAACACTATTGTAGCGTCACCCTCAACAGAACTAGAGATAAGCCTGATACGGATAGCGTCTGCATTAACCGTTGCCTCAGCAGAAACGGAAGCGTCAGCAAATGTAAATCTATTCGCGTCTAGGTTAACGATAGCTACGCTAGTTACGCTTGATTCTGCTACAGCAGTTAAGAAAGCGTCTGCGCTAATAATCGCTTGGCCAGAAGCAGATAGGTTTACAAATACGATAAGGGTTGTGCTTGCCTGAACCGACGCGACGACATTGATATTAGATGCCGCTAAAAACCTAGCTACCGCATTGGCATTAACACTAGCCACGCCAGAGGCAAAGCCAGCAGCATCAAACGTCGGCTTGCTGTCTGAGAACGGAAAAGCTGATAAAGGATGGTCGCCAAGCATTGTTTAACCCCAAACACGCATTGGGTATGGCTCTGGGTCAATTGAATACGCCATTAGCGGCTCTGCGTCCTCACCCACTACGCGCACATTTACAAACCAACCATCGTAAGGTACAGGCACGTAACCTTCTGTCACTGGGTCAGGCGCAGGTTGATAGATCACGCCAATCGTGTCGATATTAACGTAATTAGGTGTCCAGCTCACAATCACATCGGGCAACGGGTCTTCAGGCGTAGACTCAGGGTCAGGCGCATAGGTCGGTGTGTATAGAACAGATTGCGCTTGCTCTTCGTCAACAAATTTTAGGTAAAAATCTTGCATATTGGTTCCCTATTATGTATTAATCTGAGTTACGCCACCCGACAGGTATGGTTTCAGCCCGTTAGCATTGTTGGCGAATGTAGCGTTTGCGCTCAAGGAGAATGCGTTTGGCTGTGCTGTTAGACCCGTTACCATGCCCGATAAGTCTTGGTTAAATGCTGACGCACTTTGGAACATTTGTGACATATTAGTAACTGCACTTGTGTTCCAAGCTCCGATGTTTTGGTTAAATGCTGATGCAAAGAGGAACATAGCAAGCATACTAGTAACTGCACTTGTATTCCATAACCCGATGTCTTGGTTAAATGCTGATGCAGTGTGGAACATACTAGCCATATTAGTAACTGCGCTTGTGTTCCAAGAACCTATGTCTTGGTTAAATGCTGATGCTAGGTAGAACATCTGAGTCATTGTAGTAACTTCACCTGTGTTCCAAGAACCTATGTCTTGGTTAAATGCTGATGCTTGTCGGAACATATTAGCCATATCAGTAACTTCACCTGTGTTCCAAGAACCTATGTCTTGGTTAAATGCTGATGCTTGTTGGAACATTTGAGACATATAAGTAACTGCACTTGTGTTCCAAGAACTAATGTCTTGGTTAAATGCTGATGCTAGGTAGAACATACTAGCCATATTAGTAACTGCACTTGTATTCCAACTACCGATGTCTTGGTTAAATGCTATTGCACTTTTGAACATACTAGCCATATTAGTAACTGCACTTGTGTTCCAGTTACCAATAGCACCGTTCAATACTGTACAGCCTTGAAACATAGTATTTACCGCGCCAATCAAAACAGGCGCGTCAGTAGCTGTGCCAACTAAATTAGCACAACCAGTAAACGCTACATTCCAAGTAGTCATACCCGTAACGCTACCCCATTGCCTAACATCCACGCACTTGAGTCTATCCCCTGCGTTATTAAAAAATGGTGCTGTATATGTACCCGTTACACTAATATCGTAGTATCCCGCAAGCGCATAGGTCTTAGCAGTTAAGTCACCCGTTGAAGTAACGCTAGTACCATCACCCCAATTAACAACACCATTACGAGTACCCGCACGGTTAGGCCATTGGAATGTGCCACCGTCTGCACTGATAAACACGGTCATTACAAACGCATTAGCAGGAGCGTCTACAGGCGTTACCAGTGATCGATACTCTACATCTGATGGGTAGTAGCTTAGTTTCTTATGTGTGCCGACACCTAGAGTTAGGCTTGTGGTAGCCGTTGGGTAAAAAGGTAAGCCGTAGCTACGGTCAGCGACCACAGGCGCACGAAGGTTAGCAGTACCCGCTGTGACAATGATGCCTGACTCTGGTGTGTCTACGTCAGCGATTAAAGTGCCTTGACCCGATTGGTTATACCATTGAGTGAAGTTAGAGCCTGAGAGCGTGAATGCGTCTGCGGCTCGTGTGACTTGTGATTCTACTGTTGGAATGTAAGATGATGCGTAAGAGCCTGCTTCTAGTTGTGCGCCCCAAAGATAGATACCTGATACTCCATCGCCTGTGTATGAAATAGGGTTGCCCATACCCATTACAAAATAAACTGTTTTATTTAATGTGGGTGTGGTAATAGAGCATTTATACCAACCGTTACCAACATTTTCTATGTCTGCACTTGCTAATTGAACGCCTGTAGTTACAGAAACTGCCCCATTACTTAAATTGAAATAAGCAATTCCGTAGAAAGAGCTATCTGACCATATATTAAATATGTTGCGTTCTCCGGCTTTAGCATACATACTTAAAGTGTAAACTCCATTTATAGCAATAGGTCTAAGTAAATAATGTGTATTAGTAGCAGAATTTTCCACTAACTTATCACCTGTTAAATTACCATCAGGCGTAATAATAACGTTCGGTGTTACCGTTGCATTTGTTTTAGCCCAAGCCGCATTACTAAAATCTTGACTATACGTCATCAAATTAGTCCTCTGCGCTTCCCGCATCAACCCTAAACACTCGCCTGTCACCGCATCATATGTAATCCTCGGCTCATTAGCGACAGCAGTCTGGATAACACCGAACTTGTCTGTGTATGTTGCTGTAGAGGCTCGTGCGGATACGATACGTGGGTCTA